CGTGTTTTTTTTTTTTTTTTTGTGTTAGGAAAAGTTTGGGTGAAGTTCGAGAAGCTCAGTTTGAGCAGTTTCGGACTATTCCAGCTTCAAATTCGAAATGTGTCATGTCCCAGTAATGGGATTGAAGTTCTTCAGACCGATGAGACGGTCGGGAGAGACGTGACATACATTCGACTTGAGAGGGGAAGGAGTCGACCTGGATGGTGTAGGTTCCTAGACCGCGAGGGTCCATGAACTCTGCCAGGTTGACACTTCGAACTGAAAAGCCTTGAGCTTTCAGCGTCGAGAAGATGTGTTCGCAGATTGGTCGGATCCGGGGATTGGCTCCACTTGCGTAGTAGAGACCGATGGATCTGGCCATCAGGCGAGGGGCACTGTCTTTCAGAGACTTGGGATGAAGAAGATGAGAAAGTACATCTTCCGGTGAGCGGGTAGGCCAACCGTTCCAGTTCTGATAAGAAAGGACAGTGGCACCTTGAATGGTGCGTGAATATCCACATTTGGTCGGGCTGAGTTTAGCATTGAATCGAAACAGTGCTTCAGACGCTAGAGCGTCGAGAAATTCAGACCAGTATTCCAAAGGGATACTCTCCAACAAACCAAAGAGTGCATCGTCTCCCATGAGCTTGATGAAATGGTCGGGACTTACTTTATAGCCTAAGGCTAAGAGACAAGTAACGATCATCACAGCGTTATAGAAGGAGTCGAAGAATTGGGTACAGAAGATACCAGATGGCATGCCAGCGAAGAGGCGCTTGAACATTTTACCAGTCGTAGTGACGGAGACCATATTGAAATAGGCATATCTGATCCAGTTCCAAAGATTTTGCAACCTTTGAGGAGTGGTTCGGGGTTCGGAGTACGGAGGGTGAGAGGGGTGACCAGTTTCAGGGTCGATTGCACCAGCGAGGGTTGGGCAGTAACGGCCACAGAAGCAGAAGTATGTTGCAACACGGTCGAAGATATCGGACCACATTGAAAAGTAGACACGCATATCAAATTCGGACCAGTCTAGGTTAAAGACAGGGGAATATGAAGTGTAGCGGGACCAGTATTCTGAGTTGAGTCGGTTCCATCCACCATTTAGAGATTCGTAGTTCCAAAGGAGGGGGGTTTCAGCTTGAGTGAAGTAATTGGAGAAGAGGGGCCAGAAAAACATTGCTTCGGCGAAGATAACGTATTTTGGGACTCCAAAAACAGTTCGTACTTTATCGAGTCCATCTGCTATTTTGACAAGAGCGGGCTTGACGTGTAGAGTGATCGGGTCGAGATAAGGCAACCATCCATCTTTGACGCGGTGTAGATACGAGCGTGAATATTCGAAAATTGGTGTGAACAAGTTTCCGAACTTGAGGGAGCGGTTTTCAGTATTACCTAGATTGTATTGATCATTGACATAGTCTTTGCTTTCTTGCATGGCAGTGAAAGGGCGTTCGGCACTAGTGGAAGGTTTCCACGGGTACCAACGTAAGTCGGTGAAGTGAACAGGGTGTATCCGATGAGTTGGGCGAAACCAATCGGTTACGATGTCGAGAGCTTGATAGTAGAAAAGATCTTTGATGATTTCATGTCGGGGGACATTATAGCGGAGAAAAAATTCTTCGGCGTTTTGGGCGTTGGGCATAGAGCGGCGATAGCCGTGGAGGACAGTTTGTATAGTTTCGAGGGGGAAACAGAAAGAGTATAGGCATATTGTATTGAAGACAAGAGCATAGGCTGACCAGTAGTGTTGACCGTAGTCCAGGAGAAATCGGGGGATCGAGGGGAAGATCGGATCAAATCCAAGGAATTCGAGATTCCAGAAAGATGACATTGCTGAGGGGGTGAGTGAGTAGCTAGTTTTCTTAAAGAACAGAGAAAATCTGCAAAAGAGGAACAAAATGAATCGCGGAGGAT